CGCAGTCGAATGATGGAGGAGGACCCCCATATTCTCTTCCCGTCATTCCGACGAGCTGCGTGGATGGGTCCGTGACGCAAGGAAACCGTACCACAACGACCGTTACTACTTTGGATCGTTGGTTTTCTGGTTGTTATACCTATCATATTGATCTAGGGGATGATACCCTTAGCAATATTCATAGGTGCGCCCAAGAAGCTAACAAGCTTTTTGGAATCGCGTTAACACCAGAATTGGTATGGCAACTTGCGCCATGGAGCTGGGCCGCTGACTGGGTGTCGAACATGGGAGATGTTATTCATAACATCTCAGCATTCCAGCAGGATGGTCTAGTGTTGCGGTGGGGTTACATCATGGAGAAATCCATGAAAGAAGTAACCTACACCTTATCGGATTATAAGTTGAGAGACTTTGGTCCGATTTATTTAAGACAAACTTTCGGAACTACTCGAAAGGTACGTCTTAAAGCAACACCGTACGGGTTTGGCCTTAACCTTGCCGGCTTTACTGCCCGGCAATGGGCCATATTGGTGGCCTTGGGGATTTCCCGAGGTCCCGGGAAGGTTGACTAGTTTGACGTCAATCCTTCCAAACCATCTCAGCATACGCATCCAGCGTATGTTGAACTCTGCTTGGAGTAATGCTTATGTTTGCTGACCCACAAGTTCTTACAATCAACGCGGTTGCTAATACGCTTCCGCGTACTAGTAGTGGGGTCAACCTTGGTGCTTTCACTAAGGATGACGCCACCGTGAAGCTGAGTCTTGCTAACCAGTATGGTAAGCGGACTCGGCGTCAGGCTCGCGTTGATTTCTCGAAGATCGCCCCCAACCCGCTCATCTCGTCGACGAACATTCTCTACACCATGTCAACATACTTGGTTGTAGATTTGCCGTTGACGGGATTTACGATTGCGGAGGCGAAACAGCCGGTAGACGCGTTTGTAACGTGGCTATCTGCTTCTTCGGGAGCTAACATCACCAAACTTCTTGGTGGTGAAAGCTGAACTTGATCAGTGGCACAGGAACATAGGCTATGGATGGTTACCCCCACTAGATGTTGGAGGAGCCATGAAAAGCCTTATGTTACTCTGGCAGAAAGTAGCCGATGAATTGGCTACTATGTGTTGCACCAGCACCACGCTTGATCTAAGAACGATCAAGCGGCGTGTTGAACACGAGGGGATATCATTCTTAACGATATCCTTACCGAACTTCTGTACGGACCTCCAAAAAGGTCTTGACAGAGGATTCGTTAGCCACGACCTCTTCACTGGTTTCCAGTGGAGGGGGGGTCTCCCTGAACTTTTTCAGGGTTTCCTTGGCCAAGTGTTCGACCGTGAAACTGGTCGGTTGGTCGATAAACCTTCAATCGAAGCTATCTTCGCGGTTCGTCAGCTAACGCTGATGTTCCAGAAGATCTCGATCGACTGCAGCGATGCACGCCGAAAGAGAGCGATATGGAGGTTTATCGATTGTGAGCAGCAAATCAGGAGGCTTGACAAGAAGATCACGAGTAGCGATACTAGTGATTTCATTATCATGTCTAGGCTTCTTTTGGGTGACTTATTCTCGGTTGTGGATAAATCCATTGCTGAGAATAGAGTCTTGCCAAAACATGGTCCGGGTGCAACCGCTGATCGCCTTACCGGAAACGGTAAGTACGACCAGTCGGAGTGGACCCAGCGTTTGGAGGAGATCTTCCCTATGGGGGAGTATCTGCTGCCAAACTGGAGGTATTATCAATACCTCGACCGTGTTGATTTGCTCGAACCTGGTACTGAGAGACCCGTCAGGGTCATAACAGTGCCTAAAACGTTGAAGACCCCACGAATCATAGCCATTGAACCTACCTGCATGC